CATCCAGATGGATGGGCTGATTACGCTGCTGATATAAGCGATAATGGAGTACATAGCTTCATGGGTTTAGATTATCAGTTATATAAATTTTAATAAACAATTAAATTAAATTAAATTATGGCAAAAACAATTGACTTGGCTGCTAAGCCAGAAAAAATCACAGACGAACAGTTGAAAGAAGTTCAACAAATTATTTCAATATCTAATCAAATAAAATTAGAGGTTGGTAACGTTGAGGCTAGAAAGCACGCGTTGCTTCACGAATTAGACATTGTAAATAAGAAAATGAGTGAATTAAACGCTAAGCTTGAAGAAGAATATGGCAAGATGGACGTTGATATTCAAACTGGAACTATAACTTACGCTAAAAATGAGCAAGCTGATTCGTAAAATAACAATAGGTAAAGATTATAAAATTGACGCTATGCACTATTCTGTTGGACAAGATGTGTATGGAGGTCATACTATATGCGATATTATAGAAGAAGACGATAAGTACTCTATATATATTAGAAAAGAAGAAGAGGTTTTGCCTTGGAAAGATTTTAATAAAAATATGGCTATATCAGTAGAATACAATCTTGAATATTAATGCAAGCATTAAACGATTTTATAATACAACCTTTAGGAGATCGATACAACAACTCTATAGATGTTGGTGATAAAAAACTAATCGTTAATTCTGAAGTATTTAATCATGAATACGTCAATAGAGAGGCAACTGTTATTGCTGTTCCAAAAAACTATAAAGGTAAAGTAAAACAAGGGGATATAGTAATCGTACATCATAATGTGTTTAGAAGATGGCACGATGTTAAAGGCAAAGAAAGAAATAGTAAAAGCTATTTTGAAGACGACAAATACTTTGTTAAAGAAGATCAAATATTTGCTTATCGTAGATTACAAAATTGGAGTAGATATAAAGAATCTAAATGGAAGGCAATGGATGGATATTGCTTCGTACAACCAATAAAAAATCGAGATAAATTTATTGAAGAAAAAGAAGAGCAATGTATTGGTGTTGTTAAGTTTACTGACGGCGAATTTCAACGTGGAGAGCTAGTTGGCTTCACTCCATTTTCAACATACGAATTTGTTATTGATGGTAAAAGATTATACAGAGTTATGAATAAATTTATTACAATTAAATATGAATATCAAGGAGACGAAGAAGAGTATAATCCAAGCTGGGCATAAAGCTGTTCAAGAGCTTATAAAAGTAGCCGAAGAGCAAATCATCACGAACACTGAAGATGATGTATCTGCCGATAGATTAAAAAACGCTGCGGCAACTAAAAAGCTAGCTATATTTGATGCTTTTGAAATATTGAACCGCATACAAGAAGAAGAAAGTATACTTGAAGGAAAACCGTCTGAAGAAAAAAAAGACAGAGTATTTAAAGGTTTTGCAGAAGGAAGATCTAAATGAGTTACGAGCAAAGTTTATATAAAGTGATTGAACCTGTTAAAATCAACACTATTAAAAGACTTAATAAGTCTAAAAAATGGATGTATGGTTACGACAAAGATAACGATATAGTTGTTATATCTAAAACTGGTCAAATAGGTGAAATATATGATATTCAAGGGTTGAAGATAGCTTTGCCAGCTGTTCCAGCTGAAGTTTATTCTAACGAAGAAAATAGATGGCGGCAGTTTGATCAACCTAAAGAATTAAGTAAACTTAAGAGTATATTTGACTGGAGAGCATATCCAGAAGAACAAAAAGAGCAGTGGTACGATTATATAGATGAAGAATTCAAAAGAAGAGACGAAGGTTTTTGGTTTAAAAACAATGGTATTCCAACTTATATTACTGGAACTCACTACATGTACCTACAATGGAGCAAAATAGATGTTGGTGCTCCAGATTTCCGCGAAGCTAATAGATTATTCTATATATTTTGGGAAGCTTGTAAAGCAGACTCTAGGTGTTACGGTATGTGTTATCTAAAGAATAGACGTAGCGGTTTTTCGTTTATGTCATCTGCAGAAACAGTAAATCAAGCTACAATATCAAGTGATAGTAGATTTGGTATATTGTCTAAATCAGGAGCTGATGCTAAAAAAATGTTTACCGATAAAGTCGTGCCTATATCGATTAATTATCCTTTCTTCTTCAAGCCTATCCAAGATGGTATGGATAGACCCAAATCAGAGCTGGCTTATCGTGTTCCAGCTAGTAAACTTACTCGTAAAAAAATTACAAATAACGAGCAAGTTGAAGAGCTTGAAGGCCTTGATACGACGATAGACTGGAAGAATACTGGAGATAATAGTTATGATGGTGAAAAATTAAATCTACTAGTACACGACGAAAGTGGTAAGTGGGAAAGACCAGATAATATATTAAATAACTGGCGAGTAACAAAAACCTGTTTACGACTAGGTAGTAGGATTATAGGTAAATGTATGATGGGATCAACATCTAACGCATTAGATAAAGGTGGTGATAACTTCAAAAAACTTTATAATGATAGTGATGTAACTAAAAGAAATAGAAATGGTCAAACAAAATCTGGTTTATATGCTTTGTTTATTCCAATGGAATGGAACTTTGAAGGATTTATTGATGAGTTTGGACGACCTGTCTTTACTACTCCAGGACGAGATGTTTATGGACCAGACGGTGAATTAATAGATATAGGTGTTATAGATCATTGGGAAAACGAAGTTGATGGTTTAAAAGACGATCAAGACGCTTTAAATGAATTTTATCGTCAGTTTCCAAGAACAGAAGAACATGCATTTAGAGATGAAACAAAAAATAGTTTATTTAATCTAACTAAAATATATGAGCAAATAGATTATAATGAAGGTATGAGAAGTTCAGCGGCTGTTACAGTTGGTAGTTTTCAATGGATGAGTGGTATAAAAGATTCAAGAGTTATATTTACCCCAGATCCAAATGGCAGGTTTAAAATTAGCTGGGTTCCAGATATAAACTTGCAGAATCGAGTAATAATAAAAAATGGAATTAAATACCCTGGAAATGAACATATTGGCGCTTTTGGCTGCGATAGCTATGATATTAGCGGTACTGTTGATGGTAGAGGATCCAACGGATCTCTTCATGGATTGACTAAGTTTTCTATGGAAAACGCTCCGCCAAATCATTTTTTCTTAGAATATATAGCGAGACCACAAACCGCTGAGATATTCTTCGAAGATATATTAATGGCTTTGCATTTTTATGGTATGCCGCTACTAGCGGAAAATAATAAACCTAGATTATTATATTATTTAAAACGTAGAGGTTACAGAGGTTATTCAATGAATAGACCTGATAAAGTTTGGAATAAATTATCTACAACTGAAAAAGAAATAGGTGGTATTCCAAACTCTAGTGAAGATATTAAGCAAGCTCATGCTGCTGCAATTGAAATGTACATTAATGATCACGTTGGAATAATGCCTAACGGAGATTATGGGAATATATACTTTAATGAGACTTTAAACGACTGGGCTAAGTTCAACATAAACAACAGAACTAAGCACGATGCATCTATAAGTTCTGGTCTAGCAATAATGGCATGTAATAGACATTTGTATTCACCTGTAATAAAGAATAATAGAAAACAAGTAAATTTAAGTGTAGCTAGATATTCAAACGACGGCTATTCATCTAAACTAATAAACAACTAATATGGCTAATTCAACAGGAGTGGTTAGTAATTACTTCCCAAGTCAAGCTGTTAGTGATCTCGAAAAGATTAGCTACGACTATGGACTAAAGATAGCTAAAGCTATAGAAAACGAATGGTTTAACGATTATATTGGTAGCGGAACAAAATATACCGGTAGCAACAATAGATATTCTGGAAATCAAACAGAGTTCCATAGATTAAGACTATACGCTAGAGGTGAACAATCAGTTAGTAAATATAAAGATGAATTATCAATTAACGGTGATTTATCTTATTTAAACTTAGACTGGAAACCTGTGCCTATTATACCTAAATTCGTTGATATTGTAGTTAATGGTATAGCTGAAAGAACTTACGATATAAAAGCTTATTCTCAAGATCCTTTTGGGGTTCAAAAAAGAACAGATTACATGAACTCTATTCTTGAAGACATGGCCACGAAAGATCTCAACAATAAGGTTCAAAAAGACTTTGGAATAAACTTATACAATAATAACCCAGACACACTGCCTGAAAACGAAGACGAATTAGCGCTTCACATGCAATTAAACTATAAGCAGGCTGTAGAAATAGCCGAAGAGCAAGCCATAAATGTTTTGATGGACGGTAGTAGATATGAGCTTATAAAGAAAAGATTTTATTATGATTTAACAGTGTTAGGTATTGGCGCTGTAAAAACCACGTTTAATACATCCGAGGGAGCTAAAGTTGAATACGTTGATCCAGCTAACTTAGTATATTCTTATACTGATTCTCCATACTTTGATGATATATATTACGTTGGTGAAGTTAAAAATATTCCAATAAACGAATTGGTAAAAGAATTTCCACATCTTAACCAAGATGAAATAGAAGAAATACTTAAAACAAATAATCAAACCGCGGGGAGATACAGAAGCTACGAAGAAATTGACAATAATAAAGTTCAAGTTCTTTACTTTAATTATAAAACCTATATGAATGAGGTTTACAAAGTAAAAGAAATGGCTACTGGCGCTGAAAAAGCTATCGCGAAAGACGACACATTTAATCCACCTGAAAATCTTGAAGGTAATTTTTCTAAATTACAAAGAGCTGTAGAGGTTTTATACGATGGAGCTTTTATATTAGGCACTAATAAACTTATAAAGTGGGAGATTTGCAAGAATATGTTAAGGCCAAAAAGTGATTACACTAAAGTCAAGATGAATTATTCTATTGTTGCTCCAAGAATATATAAAGGTAAGATTGAATCTTTAGTCGGTAGAATTACTACTTTCGCAGATATGATTCAGCTTACACATTTAAAAATACAACAAGTAATGTCAAGAATGGTTCCTGATGGAGTTTATCTTGACGCAGATGGTTTAGCTGAAATAGACTTAGGCAACGGAACAAACTATAGTCCGCAAGAAGCTTTAAACATGTTCTTCCAAACTGGCTCTGTTATTGGTAGATCATTCACGCAAGACGGCGACATGAATCCTGGTAAAGTTCCAATTCAACAAATACAATCAGGTGTTGGAGCAAATAAACTACAAGCTTTGATTGGAAATTACAATTATTATCTAGGCATGATACGTGATGTTACCGGGTTGAATGAAGCTCGTGATGGTAGTATGCCAGATAAAAACGCTTTAGTTGGCGTTCAAAAATTAGCCGCAGCTAATAGTAACACAGCAACTAGACACATACTTCAGTCAGGTCTTTTCTTAACAGCTGAAGTTGCTGAAGCGTTATCATTGAGAATATCTGATATTATTGAATACTCTCCAACTGCCGATGCGTTTATACAAGCTATAGGCGCTCATAATGTTGCTACACTAGAAGAAATGAGTAATTTACACTTATATGATTTTGGTATATTCATAGAGTTAGCTCCAGATGAAGAAGAAAAAGCTAAGCTAGAAAATAATATTCAAGTAGCATTAGCTCAACAAAATATAGATCTTGAAGACGCGATTGATATTAGAGAAGTTAGAAACGTTAAGTTAGCTAATCAATTGTTAAAAATAAAAAGAAAGAGAAAGCTAGAAAGAGATAGAGTAATAGCTCAACAAAACGCTCAGATGAATGCTCAAGTTTCAACTCAAGCAGCCCAAGCAGCAGCACAAGCAGAAATGCAAAAGCAACAAGCTAAAGCTCAAACTGAAGCTCAACTATTACAATTAAAGTCTCAATCTAAAATGCAAGAATTGCAGCAAGAGGCTAAACTTAAAAAAGAGTTAATGGAAGCAGAGTTTAGATACAACATGCAGTTACGTCAAATGGATGCTGATATTAAGGCTCAAGGTGAAAAACCTAAAGAAAGTTTTGAATCCAGAGGTAATGATGTTTTTGGAGGAATAACAGTTTAACAAATAATTTTTTATATTTTATATTATGGACAAAAAAGTAGAACAATCAATGGCAGATAACGCCGTTGAAAAACAAACAATTAAAAAGCCTAGAGCTAAAAAGTTCGCTAACAAAGGTGATACAATAAAAGTAGATCTTAGTGAACAAGTAGCTCCTAAGGTTGAAGAAGAGACAATTAAAGTAGATTTAACAAATGCCAATCAAGAGCAAGAGGCAACAGACGTGGTTACAGATCAACAAGCCGGAGCTGTACAAGAAGTGGTTGAAGAAGTACCACAAAGGGAAGAGACCGTTCAAGATGAACAACCCGCTGTTGAAGAAGTAGTTTTAGAAGAAGTAACTGAAGAACCTACAGAAGCTCTAAAAGAACTTGTTGAAGAAGTAGAAAGAGTTGAAGTTGAGTCTACACAAAATATGCTACCAGAAAACATCCAAAAGTTAGTTGACTTTATGGAGGAAACTGGTGGAACTATTGAAGATTATGTAGAATTAAATAAAGATATTGATTCTTTAGATAGCATGACAGTTCTTCAAGAGTATTATAAAAAAACAAAGCCACATTTGTCGGCTGAAGAAATAAGTTTCATGATGGAAGATGAGTTCAACTATGACGAAGACACTGATAGTGAACGAGACGTGAAACGTAAAAAGCTAGCCTTTAAGGAGCAAGTTGCTAAGGCTAAAGCCTACTTAGACGGGCAAAAGTCTAAATATTATGAAGAGATTAAAGCTGGATCTCGCTTAACGCCTGAGGCGCAAAAAGCGATGGACTTTTTTAATCGCTACAACAAAGAATCAGAAGAAACCAAAACCATCGCTGAAAAACAAAAACGAATTTTTGAGCAAAAAACTAATCAGCTTTTTAACGACTCATTCAAAGGTTTTGAATATAAAGTTGGAGATAAAACTTATAGATTAAATGTTAAAGACGCTCAAAAAATTAAAGAAACCCAAAGTGATATTGGAAATATGGTTAAGATGTTTTTAGCCGAAGACAACACAATATCAGACGCTAAAGGGTATCACAAATCTTTGTTTACAGCTATGAATCCCGACATGATAGCCCAACACTTTTACGAGCAAGGAAAAGCCGATGCTATCAAGGATAGTGTTGCAAAAGCGAAAAATGTTAACATGGACGCTAGAAAATCACACGGCGAAGTAAATGTAAATGGGACTAAATTTAGGGTTTTAAGTGGTGACAGTTCTAATGATTTTAAAGTGAAAATTAGAAAATAAAAATTAACAATTAAAACTATTTAAAAATGGCTTATACTGCTGGAACTAATTTGAATAGTGTACCTGCTCCTTTTAAGCAAACACTATCTTCGAATTATATCGATTTTACTGCGTCAGGCACTGCTGGCTGGGCGCAACAATATTTACCGGATCTACTTGAACAAGAAGCTGAAGTATTTGGTAATAGAACTATTAGTGGCTTCTTATCTATGGTTGGAGCTGAAGAAGCGATGACTTCTGATCAAGTTATTTGGTCTGAGCAAGGTCGTCTTCACTTATCTTTCAAAGCTACTGTTGCTGATATAAATGATATGTCTGGAAGCTTAGATCTTAACGGAGCCACAGACGATGGTGGTGGTGGTACACTTACTATCACTAAAGACATTGATGGCAATACTGATAACGTTGCTAACAATGGTATTCGTATAAATGACACTGTATTAATTGCTCAAGCTGGTGGTTCTTGTACTGCTTTAGTTGTTGGTGTATCTGGCGCTACGATCAGCGTTGCTCCTTATGGTTACGCAACTTTAGAAGACGCTGGAATCACTCTTACTACAGCAGACGCTACTAGAGTATTAGTTTATGGATCTGAGTTTGGTAAAGGTAAAAATGGAAGAAGTCAAGCTAACAAGCCTGCTTTCAAATCTTTCACTAACAAACCTATTATCCTAAAAGATTACTATGAAATTTCTGGATCTGATGCATCTCAAATTGGCTGGGTTGAAGTTTCTGGTGAAGAAGGACAATCTGGTTACTTGTGGTACTTAAAAGCTGAAGGTGATACTAGAGCTCGTTTTGCTGATTACGTAGAAATGGCTATGCTTGAGGCTACTAAGCCAGCTGCAGCTTCTGTTATTGATGACGCTACTATAGTTGCTGCTACTGGACTTCCTGCTAACTTTGGTACTGAAGGTTTATTTGCTGCTATTACTGATAGAGGTCACATTTTTGACGGTATTAATGGTACAACTGCCACTACTGACTTAGCTGAATTTGATGCTATCTTGGCTAAATTTGATGAAAACGGTGCTATCGAAGAAAACATGATGTTCTTAGATAGAGCTACTTCTTTAGCTATTGATGATATGTTAGCTGGCATGAACTCCTATGGTTCTGGTGGTACATCTTACGGAGTATTCAACAACTCTGAAGATATGGCATTAAACTTAGGTTTCTCTGGATTCCGTAGAGGATCTTATGACTTCTATAAGTCTGACTTTAAATACTTGAATGACTTATCTACTCGTGGAGGTATTAATGCTATCGCTACAGCTGATAAAATTCACGGTGTATTTATTCCTGCTGGTGTTTCTTCTGTGTATGATCAGACTTTAGGTAAAAACCTAAAACGTCCATTCTTACACGTTAGATACCGTGCTTCTCAAATGGAAGACAGACGATTCAAAACTTGGATCACTGGTTCTGTTGGTGGAAACGTTACATCTGATATTGATGCAATGGAGGTGCACTACTTATCTGAAAGATGTTTAGTTGTACAAGGTGCTAACAACTTTGTAATGATTCAAGACTAATCATTCATATTTAAACTACCCTGCCTTATTGGTGGGGTAGTTTATTTTTATTAATTTTTTATTATATTATATTATGGAAACAAATGAAAAATGGGAGATAAAAGATAGAACTTATTTCCTAAGAAAAAACAAAAAACCATTAACTTATACTCTTAAGTCAACTAACATTTATTGGTTTGATGAAGAAAAAGGTTATGAAAGAGAGTTGAAAAATACATCTAATCAAAGAACGCCGTTTGTAGATGAAATGACAGGTGATCAAAGATTAGAGCATATTGTATTTAGAAACGGAGCTTTATTTATACCTAAAGAGAAAACGATTACGCAAAAGTTACTTTCACTTTATCATCCTTACAAAGATAATGTTTATGAAGAATATAAGCCGGCTGCTATAGCGGCTACGCAATTAGAATCTTTAGAGACAGAAGTAGAGGCTTTAATTATTGCTAAACAGTTAGATATTGATCAAGCTGAAGCAATAATGCGTGTAGAATTAGGATCTAAGGTATCTAGCATGAGTTCTGGTGAACTTAAAAGAGATTTACTATTATTTGCTAAAAGAAACCCCGTACTATTCTTAGAATTAGTCTCTGATGATAATGTTGGTCTTAGAAACTTTGGTATTAAAGCTGTTGAAGCTAAAATAATAAAACTTTCTAATGATCAAAGAACTTTTGTTTGGGCTAGTAATGGTCGAAAATTAATGACTGTTCCTTTTGATGAGCATCCATATTCTGCGTTAGCGGCCTGGTTTAAAACAGATGAAGGATTAGAAGTTTACAATAGCATTGAAAAGCGATTAAACGCGTAATTACTTATAGAAGAGTAGCCGCTCTTCGGGGTGGTTACTCAACTATAAAAAATAATTAAATGGCAGTAAACATAAACACAGTATATCAAAGAGTATTGGCTATTGCCAACAAAGAGCAAAGGGGTTATATAACACCTCAAGAATTTAACATACTTGCAAATCAAGCTCAATTGGATGTTTTTGAGCAATACTTCTATGATCAACATCAATTCTCTAGAGCTAGAGGCAGTCAACCAAAACAGCTTGATCCCGTAGAGATATTAAAAGATAAAATAAGTTTATTTGAAGTTTTCAATTCTCTGAGAACTCACGATGGTAACGCTTATACATTTCCAACTGACATGTATAGATTATCTAACGTAAAATATGATGACGTTATAGCTGATTACGTTTCAATACGAGAATTTGAAGCTATGAAAGGTCATCCGTTACTTAGACCGCACGCTAATCGTCCGTTATATATAAAAACTAAAGATGGCGTTAAAGTTTATACTGGCGCTGCTTCTGACAACTCTGTTACTCAAGTGACTGCTGCTGATAAAGTATATATTGACTATATCAAAAAGCCAGCGACGGTATCATGGGGATATATAGTTGTTAGTGGTTCAGCTTTATACAATTCTGGCAACTCAACAAACTTTGAACTTCACGAATCTGAAGAAGTTAACTTAGTAAATAGAATATTGGTGTTAGCTGGTATAATGATTAAAGATCCAACTCTTTACCAAACAATATCTGGTGAAGAAATGAAAGACATTCAACAAGAAAAACAATAATTAAATGGCATTATTAAACGAATCACAAAACGCTTATTATGGCGGGTCTGGCGAAGACTACGGTAGCTATCAGTTTACATCGCTTACCAATATTATTAATGCTTTTGAAGTTGTATATGTTGGAGAAGGCAAACTAATAAGCAAAGCTTCAAGAAGTGAAATTGCGTTTCATGCTCAAAGAGCTTTACAAGAACTAAGTTTTGATACTCTTAAGTCTGTTAAGTCTCAAGAGATTGAAGTTCCGTCAAGTTTACAAATGGTGCTTCCTCAAGACTACGTTAACTATGTTAAAATAACTAGAATGGATGCTGATGGTATAGAAAGAATACTTTATCCAGCTAGACATACTAGCAATCCTACAGCTATATCTCAAGATGCGGATGGAACGTACCAAACTGATGGTACAGATTTAACTTTGCAAGCAGAATCTGATACATGGACAAATTATAAAAATTTATCACCAAACGAAGTTGATGATGATTCATACGATACTGAATTGTTCGATTTATTACTAGGTCAAAGATACGGGATATCTCCAGAGCACGCTCAAGTTAACGGTAGCTTTTATATTGATGAAAATGCTGGTAAAATTCATTTTAGTTCTATAAACGCCGGCGGAACTGTTATACTAAAGTATATTAGCGATGGTCTTGGGACTGAAGCTGAAATGAGAGTTCATAAGTTCGCCGAAGAAGCTATGTACAAACATATTGCTTATGCTATAGCTAGTGCTCAAGCAAATATTCCAGAGTATGTAATACAAAGATTTAGAAAAGAAAAAATAGCTTCTACAAGAAAAGCTAAATTAAGACTTTCTAACATTAAAATAGAAGAAATAGCTCAAGTTCTTAGAGGTAGTTCTAAACATATTAAACACTAAAACTAATGCCAGAGTTAAAAAGAAATTTTCTGAAAGGTAAAATGAATAAAGACCTTGATGAAAGGTTAGTTCCTAATGGTGAATATAGAGATGCTTTAAACATAGAAATATCTACGTCAGAAAGCTCTAATGTTGGCTCTGCTCAAACATTAAGAGGGAACTCTAAGATTACCACTTCTTTAAATTTATCTTCAAACGCTATAGCTGTTGGTCATTATGTTGATAATGAAAATTCATTAATATATAGCTTTATACATAAAGCAAGTGATTTTGACTCTAATGGTTTAGGCGTTAGATCTGACGCTATCATTGTAACAGATCCAAAAACAAGCATTTCAAGATTTGTTTTTGTTGATGTTTATGACGTTAGATATATACCAGACGCAATTAGTGATATAACTATAACTGGGATTAGTGGCCAATCAGTTACCGCTGATTCTGGTATACTTTTTAGTGGACCAATAGGTATTAGAGTTGGAATGAGAGTTCAAGCTATTGACACTAATGGTAATGATTTGTGGGGTATTCAAAATGATGTTAAAGTAAAAAGAATTAATGTAAACGCTTCATCAATAAAAATCACTGAAGTTAATGGTATAGCTACACCTTATACTGCTCAAAATATATCAGATGAAGTATATATTAAGTTTACTTCTGAAAGAGTATTAAATTTTCAAGCTGGTACAACAGAAGAAGAAAGTAATGTAACTGGATCTAGCGGAGCTAAATACACTCCAAATAACAACATAATAACAGGTATAAACATAGTAGATGATTTTCTATTATTTACAGATGGTAGAAATGAGCCTAAAAAAATAAATATAACAAGATTTTTAAACAGCGCAGCAAACCTAACCACTCATTCTAAATTAAGATTAATAAATAACGAAAGTATTGTAGATACTTATGAATACGCTGATGAATCTCATATAACTGTCATACGTAAAAATCCAACGCTACCGTTATTGATAGAAAACAAATATTCTGAATCTTACGGCGCTACATTCACTCAAGTAACTGGCAATACATCTGGCTTCGCTAGTTTTTTTGAAGCTAATTTTGCACTGCATGATGGTGCAACCTTGTTAGATACTGGAGATTATTTTTATATAAAAACAATAGCTAATACTAATTATCCAACGAATATATTACTAAAATTAGTTGGTAGCAGTTCAGGTACAATTGTTTATGCCTATGTATCTAGTGTTAATCTTGATGGAGATAATGAATATAAATTAAGGCTAACTTCAACTCCAGAGGGCTATACAACTAGTGAAGGTGCAGAATCATGGACAGTTAGTGTTGTGAATAATTCAGAGTTATACAAAACTTCTTTTGTTAATTTTACTTATAGATATAAATATACAGACGGAGAGTTATCTTGCTTAGCGCCATATTCTTTACCAGCTTTTTTACCTAGCGTTTACTCCTACAGTCCTAAAGACGGATTTAATTTAGGAATGGAAAATCAAGTTAGTGAAATTAAAATAAAAGGATTTAATAACTTTAATATACCAAAAGACGTCGTTGGCATTGATATAATTATAAAATCTAGCTCTTCAGAAAACCATTACATTATTAGAAGCATAAATAAAGAAGACGAAGAATTTTCTGAAGGTATATACAATGACGGTGTATTTAATAGTAATTATAGAAGAGGGTCTATAACGTTAACCAGCAAGGCTATAGGTAGAACTTTAGAGTCATCTCAAATAACAAGAATATTCGACAACGTACCCAGAACTGCTTTAGCGCAAGAGTTTTCAGCGGGTAGATTGCTGTACGGCAATTATTTAGAAGATTATAATTTATCTGCAGCTGGTAAAAAAATAAATCCAAAAATTGGTATTAATGCTGTTAAAAATAGTAGCGCGTTTTCCGCAACGTATGCTGGTGATTACCTATTTGAAGCTAACGCCAACGCAAGCGATAACAATTCAGTTGTGTATAACGATGTAGTACCGTGCACGACAGAGTTTGACCCTTCTAATAGCTATGATAATTCTAACTATGTATTTGATGTTCCAGAAGACGGCACATATGGCTTTGAAGCTAGCATTGATATTATGGGTTATTTTGACCCTACTGGAGCAGGTAATTCTAATAACTGGGTACCATCGGATTTTTATTTGGCTTTATGTGAATCTAACTCTACTGGCTCTGTAATAGGCGACGAATTAATAACCGGTAACATAAATGGTAATACTAACGAGTATGTTTCTTTATACTTGAATGGTGAGGTTGCTTTAACCTCAACTCAATATGTGTGTTTGGTTCTTAAATTAAATAATACTGTAGATCAATATGACGCTAAAAACGCTCGTTTTCAATGTGTAAGTAGTCCTTCTACGACTTACACATTAACTACACTAAAAGGAGTTCCATCAATTAAATCGCTGCGAACTTATAAAGTTGGTATAGTATATGCTGATAAATATGGAAGACAATCAACAGTTGTTGTAGAAGAAAAATCATCTTTATCTTTATCAAAAACATGGGCTCAATACCAAAGTAAACTACAAGTAACAGCTAGACATCTAGCTCCATACTGGGCTGAAACTTATAAGTTTTTTATAAAAGAGGTTTCAAAGCAATATTATAATCTAATATTAGACGCTGCATTTGATAACAACGATAACGAAACAGCGTGGCTAGTATTTAATAGTGCCGATAAAGATAAAGTAAAAATAGGAGATTATTTAATTCAAAAAAAATTACATAATTCTATTTCTCCAGTAACGTCTGAAGACGCTAAATGGAAAGTGTTAGATATACAAGGCACAGCAACTAATTTTTCTAATCCTTCGGGCGATAATGCAGGTGATAGTTCATTTTCTATAGGAGATAATAATATTACAATATCTAACGCGATAATAAGTCAAGCTTCAGATTTAATAAGTAAGTTTTTTGTTAAAGTAAATTTAGACGCTAACTTTACTACTTATATTGGAAATGATTTTGCTGACTTAGGCTTAATTGGAAATAATAATGGGGCTGCTTTTGAGACAGAGCCAAAAGAAACTTTTGACTTAGATGTGTTCTATGAAGTATCTAAAGCGTATCCTATTAAACTAACAAATAAAAATGCTTACGAATACATAGAGATAGGATCTAGTGTTAGTTTTTTTAGTTCAGATCCAGATACAGAAGAATTAGAATTTCTAGTAGATAACTTAATAGATACTTACGGTGGTCAATATGGAAAAGTAATTCGTGTAGATGGAGCTTCATCTTTTCCTATAGGATTAGATTGGACTTCGTCTACTCCAAATTCTGCAGTATGCACAATAAAACTAGATCAAAACCTTCCATTTAACTTAATTAGCTCGTATAATATTAGACTTAAGTTTAAAAGCTTAGATGGTAGTTATGTTACTGCTAAAGTTATTGATTCAGCTTTAGATACCATTAGAGTAATACCATATACACATCCAACGGCATTACATCAAGACGTTACTTGCTCTATAGCTTTACCATTCAGTAATTGTTACGCTTTCGGTAATGGAGTTGAATCTGATACTATTCGTGACGACTATAATGCTGAATCAATATTTCCTTATGTTCAAACTGGAAAACAAAGTGGATTTAGATTTAGCCTTCCTGACGATGGGTATAAAGAATTAAAAGAGTCTACTAAAATTATATATTCAAACATCTACAACGAAGACACTAAAGTAAATAAAATTAATCAATTTTTAGCTGGAGAAAATATAGTTAAGTCTATTAATCCAGAAAATGGTAGTATTCAAAAATTATTCTCAAGAGATACTGATATAATAATATTTTGCGAGAAAAAAGTTTTAAGAGGTCCAATAAATAAAAACATTCTATACAATGTTGATGGCACATCTCAATTAGCGGCTACACAAAAAGTAATTGGAGATGTATATCCTTATGCTTCTGGCGATCATGGTATATCAAGAAATCCAGAATCATTCGCTGTTGACGAGTTTAGAGCTTATTTTGTAGATAAAGCAAGAGGATCTGTTTTAAGATTATCTAATAACGGATTAACAGTTATTAGCGATTATGGAATGAATGATTGGTTTAGCGATAAACTTAAGACCGCGCAATCTATAATTGGTAGTTTTGATACAGATAAAAACGAATATAATATTACAGTACACGAAGTAACTAATCCTGGTTGGAAAAAGAATGTGTATACTTTAAGTTTCAACGAAGATACTAATGGATGGGCATCGTTTAAATCTTATATAAAAGAGCAAGGGTTTTCTTTAGATAATAGATACTACACTTATAAAGCCGGCCATATCTGGGAACATGAAAGTGACACTGTTAATAGGAATAACTTTTACGGCACAGACAATAATTCTACAATCACTTTATTATTTAACGATCAACCTGGACTTGTAAAAGAGTTTACAACAATAAATTACGAAGGTACACAATCAAGAATTGTAGAATTTACAAATGAATCTGGATATGATGACGGTGAATATTATAATGTTTCCGCTAAAACTGGTTGGTACGTTAATAATATAACAACAGATTTGCAAGATGGATCTGTTCCAGAGTTTATTGAAAAAGAAAACAAATGGTTTAATTACATACAAGGTAGTTCCACTACTTTTGATAATAGTACTGGATCTGGTACTCTAGACACCAAAGAATTTTCTGTTCAAGGTTTAGGATTATTACAATCTGATGCTACAATAATAGAAGGTTCTATAAATGATTCTGGAAGTAATTTAATATTTAATAATGCTACAGGTTTGTCTACAGTTGGATGGACTACTACAGGATTATCTTTATATGGTGTTTACGCTTTAGATGGAACCCAAGATAATACTTTCACTATAGAACCTCAGCCTGGTTATGTAGTTTCTGCTAGTGACTTTTACAATGATACCACGTCAATTTATTATAGTGATGTGACTTTTAGTGATACAGGTGTTGCTGGAACTCCTAATAATACAATAACCGTAACAATAACATTTATAAATCAAACTCTAGGTAATGAGAATGTTCTTGATTTAGATTTAGATATACAATCCCCAGATCCAACGGCACAAACTTATGATGTTTGTTATAGATTTGCAGTCGCGAATGTTTCAAGCGCCAATCAAGGATATAATTTATCAAGTAACCTAGCCGATTGGAGTGTTGATGAGGTTTATAATGATTTTTTTGAGCAAAATTATACGCTTAGCGGGCAAGCTAATTATGGCGTGCAACAAGTTTTTAATTTAACGATTTATGCCGAAAATGGTTACTTTTTTAGTCAGGCACCGGAAGTATCTACAGAAAGTAATACAGCCTCTTATACCGTAAGTTATTCAACTAATACTGAAAATGAAATAATAGAATATAATTATGTTTTCAGTGATTTAGTTTACTATGATGTAGATATTGCCAACGCTGCTGCAATCTTCGTGATAGGAGGTCAAGTAACAGCTAATTCAGCTACTTTTGAATACGATCAATATTATTTAGATAATTCAGCGGTAACAGATTATTTTCTTCCAATAATAAACAACGGTTCAATACCTCAAGTAAGTTTAGATCCAGCTGATACTTGGATTAGTATTTCTAGTGTATTTCTTGATGGTATATATTTCGATATTGATGCTAATGCTGGCGCTGATAGAGACGCTATAATAACAATGTATGATTCATATGATATTGCGCAGTCGGATGCTCAAACAACAACTATAAACCAAGCTACTGCAAGTTTAATTTCTATAGCATCTATTTGGAACCCAGGAGTTTATTATAACGCTATTCAAACTAATACGTTTATATTAACGTCAAATGGATCGGCTCCTGTTGTTGGTGATTTTTCTATAGCATATACAGACGGATCTGGATGGCTGTCCATAGACAGTATAAATGATTTAGGTGACAATCAATATGGCGTTGTTGCTTCGTTTACTGAAAATACATCTGGCGCAGATAGATCCGCTACAGTAACAGTAACGCACTCAGATACTGTTACAACTAGCAATGTCGATATTACTCAACTACGTAATTATAACTCATCATTAGATACGATTGACATATATTCAGATTCTGATTGTTCAGCGTTTACTACGTTTGGATCGGATGTTATTAAAGAAGTTGTAAGTTCTAGTAGTAGTTTTAATATATACGCTAAAAGTAGTAGCGGCTTAGCACCAACGGCTATAATACAATACGATAATGTTCTTTCGAACTGGAATAATACAGATGAAAATGTCCCAGAAGTTTTAGTTGGCACACAACAAGAAGGTAATCCTGATCTTGAAATACAGCTTAATCAATCAGATCAACAACAAGCATTGACTTGCGGTGGTAATGGATGGGTTTATACTGTGGATGTTTCAGAAAACTATAAACGAAATCTTAGAATAGCTCAAGTACATTTCTTTTTTGAAGGTAGTAATTATATATCAAATAATACCGGAACACCTGACGCGACTTTATATGTACGGCAAGAAGGCATGCACAAAGCATATTTTTACTCTGTAAATAACGTTCTTGTTAACACGTATTCAAGCTTATGGCCAAACGCCTCGTCTGGACAAGAACCGTTATATTGCCCGGTGGTATCAGTAGATTCTGCAGCAACAACTATTAATGTACAGTTTAAGACTGAGATAAATGAAGCTACAGCGCCAACAATAAAATGGTTTTCGATATCACCTCTTTCAGCTGGAGAAAGTTATGATTGGGACACACTATGGAGCGGTTCTGCTTTAATGTACCCAGATACTACTGCCCCGTCGTATGTTAATACTGTAAGTGAAACTTACAATGATAGCGAAGGTCTTGGCACGTATAGTTTATCATTCGACGCTTACAATGATGCTGGTGGGTCTACGTATAGATCTATAAGATTAGGTATTTGGCATCCTAGCACCACTGGAGACACAAGACCAAACTTTGAAATAGAAATAAGACAAGATAACGCAGCTTTGTAATATGGCAACAATAAATTTAGAACTAGGTTATAATATTAGTGAATTACTACAAATTGGAGACACGGTGTACGCTTGTACACCTTCTGCTAGTGGAGACTTTTCTTATCAAGAATTAAGCAACGCTACAAAACTAGGCACATGCTCTTCAATATCTTCAACTTCAATAGAAGTAGATACTGGAGCTTTAGCGATACCTTTACCAACAGCTAGTGATTTTATATTTTTTAGTAAAGACAATCAAACTAATTTAAGTTCGCTAAAAGGATATTATGCTGAGGTGCAATTTACAAACACATCTAAAACTTACGCAGAGCTATTTAGCGTTGGTACTCAAGTAGTAGAAAGCAGTAAATAAGTGTAATTATTAAACAGTAATTAAATAATAATGGCAAATAAAAAAACACCATATAAATTTCTTGATCCAATAACTATGATGGCCGTAAACGCTGGTATAAATATACTTGGCGCTGGCGCTAATCTAATAGGTGGATTTTCTGAAAGAAAAAAAGCAAAAAAACAAGTCGCTGAATATGAACAGCAACTTGCTAAAAGTAGAAGAGCATACGAGCAATTTGATTACGGTAATATAGCTAATCCATACGCTAATATGCAAATAGACACTAGAGCTCAAGAATTAGCTAGCGAACAATATGCTCAATCACAGGCTGATATACTCTCCCAATTAGGTGGAACTGTTAGCGGTAGCGCTGGTGTAGCCGCGTTAGCTACAGCTATGTCGAGACAAGCTTCTCAGCAAGCCGCAGAAACAAGAGCTACAACGGCCCAACAAGAAATGGCGTTAAAAGAGCAAGCTGCGGCAACACAATTAACTATAGATACAGCGG